GTAACGGATAAAAGTACGATTTAGAGTTTATACCTGGGTGTGCACCATTTGAACTCTTAGATACATTTTGAGCAAATGTATCCACCGCAATTTTTTCACTAAATATTGAATCGTGCGAATCTATTAGATGACCTCCGATGTAAAGCTCAACTTTGTCTATAATTTGAGTCCAATCCGATGGGTCTACTGCTTTAGTATTATCATCTGCTGCGATGTATACATACCCAAGTAAATCCCCTGTTTTTTCAAATTTCACAGATGTCATGGACCCGTTCGCGATGTTTCCGCGCATTAGTTGTTTTTCAACTGATTGTGAAAAATTTGAATGTCGTTTAAATGTCGATGAGAAGAATGATATCTCTGGCTCACCCATAATGTGTTGATCTTGAGCGCCAATTGCGATTAATTGCACGACTCCCGTCGACATTTATAATATAACGAAAGGTAAAAAATATATGTGTCTAGCGCCCTGATTCGGCGAATGGTAGATTTTTGTTTTTACAAACAAATTTGAAAATTAAAAAGTTGTCCGCGCCATTCGTGATGGTATTCCCGTTCTCATTTCTCAATGTGCACGTGAGTCGGTCAATTTTTCTAATCGGGGTCATGTACTGCGTGTCGACGTCGTAATCATCTCTAAAAATAATTGGGTTCGTTCCAGCCTGAATGATGGTACCGAAACCACGGTTAAGCTGCGTCATCGACGATTGACCACCGTACGTGTTGGATGTTCTTTGCGAATAATTCGTATTCAATTCATCGACTGAAATGTGGCACACGTTCGAATTCGCGGCATCAATTCTCGCTGCGGTGAGTCGAGCTTGAACTATGTTTTCGATTGGTTGCGTCAGATGAACTGTGAATGTATTTTTGCTATCTTGACCGATCGTATCGATGCTGATAGTGTGATATTCATAATCAAAATCTGGTAAGGCTGGACGCGTCGCGTTCACCGTGTTCATTAATTATACCTTAGATTAAAGATCCACCTATTCCACCGATGATTTTCGCATCGGCGCGCTTCTTGATAAATTCTTGGTCGCCACATATCCCACCTGGAGTCAAAGACTTCGTGTAGTAAGCGGACTGCGCAGAACCCGGGACACATTCAATTTTGTGTTCCAAGTCAAAAAGCGATCCTTCCTCGGATACATCGGTCTCGACATTGATTGGTCTGGGCTGGTAATAGCTTTTATTGTTTCTTGGTCTCAAAGACATCAAGACGGACAACGTGCAAAATACGACAGCGATGGCTGTGAGTGTATTGCGATTGGTGGCGTTGAAGTTCATTATTATGTAATCAATATTTTTTATATTATAAAGTGCGTTAAAGAATTTGGAATAGTTTCAAAGTACAGAGTAATGGACGGAGAAATCGTGCTCAATCGGAGTCATGGGAACATCATGAAGCTTGACGATAACGAACAAGCAATCATGGATGAGATCGAGATCGAAGTTCCTCGTCCACGCTCTGCGCGAAGTATTCCGAGACCTACTGTCTATAAACCAGCTCCCCGCCAACCGATGCAGGCTGATATTCAGGAAGATATAGATGCTTTTGCGAATCCAACGAAACAAGCCGCGCCACCACCATATCAGGATGAACCCATTGAATATGATGAATACGATCAAGACGATGAAGAGCAACCATATATGCAAGGTGATTACTCCATGCAACCCGAAGAGGAACGACCATCGCCTGGGTATAAGTCTATAGACGAAGAGAAGGCGGATTTGGTGAATAAATTGGGTCGCCTCGAAAAGAAGGGTTTCACCGTGAACAAGCGTTTGAATGTATATTCGAATATCGATGATCTCAGAACGGAAGTTAAGCGAATCACATACAGCATAGACGTAGATAAATCCATCAAATTTAGCCGGAGAATGTTGATCGCGTGTGTCACGGGTCTCGAGTTTATTAACAAAAAGTATAATCCATTTGAAATTCAACTGGAAGGTTGGTCCGAGAATGTCATGGAGAATGTGGACGATTACGATGAAGTGTTCGAAGAACTGTATGTGAAATACCGAACAAAGATGCACGTAGCACCAGAAGTCAAGCTCATCATGATGCTCGGTGGTTCTGCAATGATGTTCCACTTGACGAACAGTATGTTCAAATCAGTGATGCCTAACATGAATGATATTCTCAAGCAAAACCCAGCGTTGGTTCAGAACATGGTTGACGCTGTAAAGAATACGACACCCAGGAGCGCCGAGCCATCTACGTCCGACGACCGATACGAAATGAAGGGTCCCGGTGTGGATATCTCCAGTTTGATGGGTAACATCATGATGCCTCCGGCGCCACCCATGTCTACGACTGCACCAGAAGCAATTCCAAACGTCGATCAAGATGACGACGATGATGACGCCATCTCCGATATAGTCGAGGCTTCAGAGGGCGTCGACGAAGATGAGAGTGATGTGAAGGAAGTGAAAGTCTCCGCGGGTGCGAAGGGTAAACGGGGGCGAAAGAAGAAGTCGGTTGAAATAAATTTGTAAACCTAGAGTATAAATGATAGGGTACTGTCCCATCGATGAAGAACCGCCAGTGCGTGTTCCTCAGATGCGTGCTCCGTCTCAGAGACCACCCCGTGGGTCTCGAGTGGAAGACACAGAGACAAACTATGTTGTCCTATTCTTTATTGCCGGCGTTCTAGCACTCGCGGCCATGGATTCTATTAAAAAGTAAATGCATTTCATTTTACCAGCCTCATTCTATGAGCATGGTAAAAAGAAAAATTTAAGCGTTTTCGAGATCTTCGACCATTTCTCGTAGTTCGTTTATAGCCGCGACCGTGTATGCGATGAGACCCACGTAATCGAGTTTTGCGTGTTCTTCACCCCAATCTTCGTAATTGGGTTCATTCTTTGTTTCATTTGGATTTGCATCCTTTCCGAGTTGTACGAGGTGTCTCAATTCAGGGGCATCGTAATAGATGTCTTGTGCTATGAAACCAGATTCTTCTAGACCGTCTTTGTCGTACACGACCGGTTTAAGTTTAGAAAGTGTGTCTAGGGAATTCACGATGATCTCTGTGTTTGATTTTGCTCTCGCATCGGATGTTTGGGACATGTTGACGTTTGTGAGTCCGACACCATCCCCGTAGTAAAATTCGGCGTATACGTTTCCATTTATAACTAAATTTCCAGATGCATCGCCTGTGTTTTCATCATAATAGCTCGTACCGAACGATATCATATGTTGTGGGTTTGTGTTATGAAACCCAAGTCTAGCCTCCCTGATGGACGTATAAGATTCTGTGATGAACTGCGTAGACGCACCAGGTCCATTGACCCAATCGGGTATACCAGAACTATTTATGGCTAAAAATTGCCCAGCTGCCCCTTTTGGTAATCTTGTCAGTGTGTTTGTTCCGGATGCATAGAGTATATCACCTGTGGTAAACCCAGTAATACCAGTCGTTGAAGTGACCATGAGATTTCCTTCGAGTGATGATATTCTATTATCAAGAGATGAGACACTCGGTGATGCACCCCAAGTGGGTACACCCGACGCGTTTACCGTGAGTACATGCCCTTGTGTAGAACTTATAGCAAGCTTTGATAAGGTGCCAATAGAAGATGCATAGAGTATGTCACCTTTTGTAAAATTCGTAGTGATTCCATTCGTGTTCGTGATGATCACTTTTTGATTGAGTGTGTTTATTCGCGATGAGTTATCATCTAATTGTGATTGTGGTACGATTGACGTCAGTTCCGAACCATCACCAAAGAATTCGAGTGCCGTGACATTTCCATTGACGACGACATTTCCACTCGTCTCCAGTGATGTCACGGGGTTTGAGAATATTATCTTATCATTTGTCGTAAAATCCTGTGTGGTAACCTCTTGAAGTGTGGGTACGGGTAAATTTTGTAATTGGGACCCGTCACCTATCAAGTACCCAGAAGCTTCAACGTCACCAGTGAAATACGCACCCTGTGTCGCGGCATTATCATTTAATAGAACTGCATCTAATGTGGGTGTTGGTAAATTTTGTAATTGAGAACCATCACCTATTAAAAATCCAGTTGCCTCTAGATCTCCGGTGAAATGTGCACCTCGTGATGCGACGTTATCGTTCGCGACCACCGTTTGTAACGTGATATTAGGTGCGGCTGGTAAATTTTGTAATTGAGAACCATCACCTATTAAAAATCCAGTTGCCTCTAGATCTCCATCGAAATATGCACCACGAGTCGCCGTGTTGCTGTTGTCCACAGTCGTTTCAAGTGTTATCGATGATTGTGGTGGTATATTTGTGAGCTGAGAACCATCACCTATAAAAAACCCTTGTGTTTCGACGTCTCCTTCGAATTCGACACTTTGTGTCGATGTGTTACCTCTTTCAGTGACGGTTTGAAGCGTCTCTGGTATTTTTGGTATGGCGTCGTAAAATTTTCTATACGACCTACCCTTTGATGAACAAGACATTCTAAAATTACATTTTATTATTTTTGAGTCTTTCTATACGCCCCCTGAGTTCTTGTATGGATCGCACCACGTACGCGATGAAGTGTAAATATCTGAGACATGCGTAGCGTTTACCCCAATCTGAATAATCTGCTTCGGGTGCGTCATCATTTGGATTCGCATCTCTATCCGGCCACACGATGTGTCGCATTTCTCTAACATCGTAATACATCTCTTGTGCTATGAACCCAGATTCGCGTTTTCCTTCTTTTTCATACAGTTTTGGTACTAATTTAGATAGTGTGTCGAGTGATTTAGACATGGCTTTTATTTTAGATTTACGGCGTTTATCACTGAATACGAGCAATTGTCCGGATTTTCCCAAATTAGGTGCACCAGACGGATTAAGTGTTCCTCCACCAACTGGGACTGACTGAGATTGTGGAAATACCATTTTACTTCCATCACCATGTATATAATTTGCATATATGTCACCGTATGTATATAATTTCCATTTTATACCGGATGGATGTTTTGTACTACCAGTTCCAGAATACGAACGACCGTTTTCAGAATAGAACATAGTATCGTTAAAACGTAAACTAAATAAACGGTCAGATGGTGGACCACCAGTTGCTATAGGTATTCTATAAGGTTCAGATATTGCTGTTTGATCTGTTAGGAGATTTAACCAAATATAATCTAATGTACCACTCGTACCAGTTTTGAATATTTGTGCATTACCCGCGTTCGTATCGTAATTACTTGGGTGCAACCACATGACATTTTCACCCCATTCATCCATGCGCAACAGGCGTCCATAACCAGTGCCGTAATCACCGTATGTGAGATGCGTGTTATCTGCCGTCGTTTCTCTCGCGAGTCTTCTTATGTCATTCGTTCCGTATCCGTACAGTATGTCGCCGGTCGTGAGTGAAGATAGGTTTACCGTGTTGGAAAATATAAATTCATTCTCGAGGTTGGTAGTTCTCGACCCTATATTAAATATGTTTGTAATCGTTTCCCATTTTGGAAGAGTATCTGCTAATAGAAGTTGGCCATTTGAACCTATGGACAACTTACCTAACACACCGTTAGTTGTAGATGTGAGTAAATCACCCTTTGTGACACCCGTGAGTCCACTCGTGTTCGTGATTATTTTCTTGTTTTCGACACTTGATATACTCGAACTGAGCACTGATAATTCATATGTGTTGGCTACGCCACCCAAAAACTCACCACTTCCAACGAGTTTAGAACACGTGACATTCCCCGTAACCACTACATTCCCAGACGTTTCAAGCGAGGTCACACCGTTTGTGAATGTTATGAATCTATTTGTCGATGAACCCGATGTAGTGACCTCTTGAAGTGTATTTATAGGTAAATTGGTCACTAAAGAGCCGTCACCTATTAAAAAGCCCGATGCGGTCACATCACCACCAAACACAGCGCCTACGCTAGATACGTTATTCGTGGTAACTATGTCATTAAAATCGAGTGTTTGGTCGACAGCATTGGTTATGTATGTTCCATCCCCGATTAAATAACCGGATGCTTGTAAGTCCCCATTAAAATATGCACCACTTACAGTTACGAGGTTTCCATTCACGACAACATCATCGAGTGTTAGCCCAGCCGGACCTGACACGTAAGGTAAATTCGTAATGTACGTCGCATCACCTAAAAAATATCCAGTTGCTTCCAAATCGCCATCAAAATATGCACCGCGATTGGTAGTATTACCGTTTGTCACGACGTCATCGAGTGTCATGAATGTGAAGTATTGAAAGTTTGTTATGTTCGATGCATCGCCTATGAAATAGCCGTCTATATCGATGGAACCATCTATGTTCACACCCTTCGTTGTAGTATTATCAGCGAGTGTGACGTCTTCTAATGTGAGGTGTGGTATATCACGTATTCGCTCATAATATTTCCGCTGTGATCTTTTGTTTGAATCGCATGGCATTCTATAATTAGATTACAAATTTATCAAACATTCACCCCGCGTAAATGCATCGGGTTCTTCCTCTTTCACCTTGGGTATATTGAATCCACCTTGTTTGTATACTCGAAGACGCTTGTTATACATGGCGTGACACACTGACCATTGATCAAAAATATCGTAGATGTTTGGGTTGTTCTTCTTTCCTTTTGTCTCTCGCATCACGCGCCCTATGGATTGAACTATGTCCGATTTCGGCGTCGAGAGAATAACCGTATCCAAAGAGGGTATATCCAAGCCCTCGTGTGCTTGACTAAATGTTGCAAATATTATCTTTTTCGTACTCGATTCCGCGAGATCGACTTCTTTCATACCCCCCATGTAAAGCCCTGAATTCTTTGGAAAACACTGATGCAACAACATGCAGTGTTGTCGACGATCACTCAATACGAGGATTTGTCTCGTACTCTTCGCGATGCGACCGATGAGATTGACGAGCATCGCGTTTCGTTCACGCATCTCCGTGAGTTCCGTGATCATGGTCGAGAGTGATAATTTCCCAAATCGAGTACACGGCGGTGGGTCTCTAAATCGCACACATTCGAACTCTATGGGAAACACTTCGACCTGCTGTTGATTTTCTCGTTCTACGGCAAAAAATGTAGGACCCATAAACCAGTGAAGCACTTTCGTGAGTCCATCTTTCCTGTTTGGTGTCGCAGACAAACCGAATATGTGTTTGGGGCACATCTTAAATAAGGATTGACTAAACACCTTGGCACATATGTGATGCGCCTCGTCTACTATCAGTGTACCGACGCTATCAAAATCGCCGAATGAGTATTCTTTCAGCGAGAGTGATTGTAACATGGCTATCACGAAATCACAGTCAACTTCCTTTTTGTTTTGCTGAACCCTACCTATGGTCGCACCCGGACAAAACTGTTTGATTCGTTCTTCCCATTGATTCGCGAGGAATTCCTTGTGTACGACAATCATGGTTCTGTATCCAAGTTTACACGCGATGGCTAACGAAACGGTGGTCTTACCAAACCCACACGGAAGGCTGAGGACTCCATGACCCGCATCAAGAGCCGCAGCAAGTGCGGCGTTCTGATGTGTTGCGTCTCGGAGCGTTCCATTGAAGCGTACACCGATTCGAACGGGTTCTGGTCTTTTGTCGTCGTGAGGTTCTCCCATTTTAGCAACTCCATAGTATCTTGGAACGCAGATTCCATTCTTAGTTGGTCTAAATACCTTAAAAGGCGGTGGTGGAAATCCGAAGTCATCGTTAACCACAGCTCTTACCGTGAGCTCTTTTTTTATTTCGGGAGATGGATTATTAATGATGTATCCACTCCTTGTGAGCATTATACTGTATTAAAGACTATAAACTTTAATAGAGTACATACAACATGCCAAAGCTTAACGTTGAAGAGAATATCAAGAAGCTCCAAGAAGCGGTCGAAACCACGTACCAAGAACTTCACCGACTCCAAGGAAGTCTTCGGGTTTTCTTGGGATTCAGAGAGAATGGTCTCGAAGAGATTGAGATTCCGGAGAAGAAGGGGGAGGAGGAGTCTGAATCGTCTTAATCACCCACGCGTATCCACTGTGATTGGCGACGTTCCACGCGCCACTAAAATTTGCTACTATTTTGACTTTGTCACCCTTAGCTAGAGATTGTACGGGTGTGTCACCTTCGATGGTGCACATCACACGTCTGTATCTGAATGGTATCTTTATAGTCAATACGTTACCCTCGAGTGGATCATCTATATTATGTTGGTTCACGATGAATCTCGATTTACTTTCGTGAAGACCCTGTATGTAGTCGCGCGTCCTATTGTCTATCACGACACGCATGTACTTTTTGTCGTTATATTCATACATGGGTTCGTACACTTCACAATCCATGGGAATCATGATTTCCTAGTATATATGATTATTAGAATTAAAGCTATAAGCACGAATAACACGAGTGTGATTCGAATGGGTTGATGTGGTTTTCTTGTGCCAAACTCTTGATGACAGAATGACCGACCAACCTCTATCGCCGCTTCGATGCTCGAGTATGGCGTATTTCTCGGCGACATCATACCACACATGGCCACACTAGGACTTTCACCGAAGAATGGCAATTGTCCGTGTAGACTCAAAACCCCCGATGATTGTTCGAATCGCCACGAACCATCCTTCCATTCCGCACCCCATCCTATTCTCGCGCGCGTGGGTTCGGGGAGATTGAGTTCTCGTATGACTTCCGCTTTGAGTACATCCGGTTCCATGGCTAATACTTCGTCGGTCAGATCACATATGACACACGAAACAGTGTTTCCGTCCGCGAGTACCACCGGTTGAAGTCGAAGTCTCGTGTTCATGCCTATGTGTAAATCCGACTCGAGTTTCACGGGTTCGTCGTAATCGAGTAAGACGTTTATGCACCCATACGTGCTCGGCCCTATTTTCTTAGCCGCGTCTTCACCCCAATTATCACCGATGAGTTCGAGCGCTTTACTGTTGTCGACGCATAACACGAGGAGACCATCGTCTATCGAGACGCCATCCTTAAACGTGGCCGTGTAGCCATCTTTTCTGTAATCTACATTCTCTAGGTGTGTGTTAAACATGAATGTGGCACCCTTTTCGAGGAGGGCATTTTGCATCGCATCGTTCATGTGTTTACCGGACACGCGCTGCGTGCACTGCTTCGAAAGTCCTACGTGATCGAAACTATTCACGAACTCGTATGCCGACATGGTTTCCCATCCGACACCGTCCATCACGTAAGTGATCGTCCGTATAAGATTTTCACCCGATTCCGACAGGGGGTCGAGTGCGTCTTTGAGCGATATGGATTTGTATTTGGTCTGTTTCGCTAACACGCGCGCGGCGAGAGACGTGAGCGCCGCGTAATCACGAATGTGTAAATTTTTGAATAAGACCTGGTACACATCTGTGTCCACCGGTTCAAACACGTCACCCCATTTGATTCCCATTTCCCTGAAGAGACTGTCTGTGTTCACGAACGCGTTATCAAACACGATTCTGTGTGCGTGTATGTCTCGTGTATCAGCGGACGGTTCCCACCACGAACCACCCACCGACGGTTTCCTGTCGTACACGATGACCTCGTGATCCGTCGACCTGAGTATTTCCCATGCGATAGACATGCCCGTGGGTCCGGCGCCGATCACGTGCACTCGCATTTATAATAGAGTACCAAAAATATTACGCCGGAAGATACAATACATCGCGCGTGAGTTGATAGAAAATCATGAGACACACCGTCAACACGGTTTGGAAATCGAGGTACGGCATGGATGCGAATAGGAGAAATACGTTTAGTATGATGTGCATGGGAAACGGTTTCTCTGGTCCATACTTCGTGTAGAAGCCGTACGTCGCACCCGCCGAAAGTATGATGGCATTCATGGCGGTGGCGTACGATGGACCATATAGGAACCACGCGGTATACAGAAGTGAAACGTAAGATATGAATATAGATCTCCTGAAAAGCTCCCTCACGCTGTCGACTATTA